CCCCCCCCCCCCTTCCCTTCCCCCCCTTCCCCCCCCCCCCCGCCCCCCCCGCCAGAACCGCCAGCATCATCGTCTTTTGGTTTTTGCAAGATGTTAATCTCGTCAAATCCCAGTAGACCAAGCAATTCTTTAGCGGCCTTCTTAGCGTTTTTGGCTGAGTCTCCAAGATTGTCAGCAAGTCCTCCTGCTGAGTCCCCTGCGTCTCCGATTGCGTTTCCTAAATCATTTGCACCGCCTGCAGCATCTTGCATGGCGTTTCCTACGTTGCTGATTGCTCCTGCAGCGCCGTCTTTTACCGTAGCCTTCTTATTGAACATCAAAGCGATAAACTCAGCGAGTTTAGCAGTCACGTTCTTCAAAACCATAGCAAAAGAGTTCAAGACAGGCATAATGGCATTGATAATCGGTAACATAGAGTTACCCAGATTCAATGCTGCGTCCTTCATCAGCGACTTAAACAGGCTGATACTACCGTTGACTGAGTTAGATAAGGTATCTCCATACTTGGCTGTAGCCTGTTCCAAAATAGCCATAAGACGGATTTGTTGCTGGGTTTGGTAGTCCAATTGTTGCCAGCTCTGCCCGTTTGCGAACTTCTTAAAAGCTTCAGTAGACTCAATCATAGCTACATTGACGTTGATTCCTAGGTCCTCAATTGCTTCGGTGTTCCCTAGTAAACCTGAGCGAATCCGCTCCATAACATCTGTAATGCTACGCCCTGAACCTTCAGCAATAACTGCCGATGTCTGCAACATCTTAGCAGTATAGGCGCTTAGCTTGTTGGTGTCTTTGATAAATCCAGAAAATAGGTTTGAGTAGACTGCACCGTAGTTTGTCGCCTCACCCACACCCATATTCATAGCATTGGCGTTATCGTTAACCCATTTTAAGAAAGATTGCGAACTCTCGCCCATCTGCCGCTTGATTTGGTTCATAGACGCTGACACTTCAAGAGCCGTCTGCGCTGAATACATCCCAACATCAAGCAATTTCTTACCAAGAATTGCAAAGCCAGCGAACTTAGCCAGCTTGCCAAACGCACTACCGATAGAGTTCGACTGTTCACGAACTTTGGCAGTGGCATTCTTCACTTGGTCAGATGTTCCTTTGACCTGATTCTCGACTTCTTTCATCTTCTTCCTGAAAGGCGCTATCTCAGCGTCAATCATGACTTTCAATTCATCAAGAGTTGCCATTCACTTCCTCCTTTCTTTTTCGATTATGTCTTTCTGCAAATTCACGCATCCGTTCCTTATGCAACAAAAGCGCTTGTCTCTGTCGTTCCTGTTCTACCGCTTGTTGTTCTTCTACAAACAACTCAGGCGCATATTCCCAGAACTCAAAGACCTTGGCATCTTTAGATAACAATAAGGAAACTTGGTTGGATATCATCTGCGAAAGTCTATAAGAGTCAATAATCTTTTCTTTACGCTCTTGGGTTTTGACACGGTTGTAGCTTTCTATCATTTCCCTGATTTCAAGCACCGTCAAATCCCAAAAATCAAGAGGCTTACCCCCGATGTCTAAAAACATAGGATAAAGCCTCTCAATAATCTGCGTTACTGTCAAGATTACTCGACTACTGTCATTTTCTTCTTGGAAGTTTTCTTGGCCTTGCTTCCTCGTGGAGTTAAACCCGATACTTCAAAGAGTGGCATTAAAACCTCTGTCATGAAGGTTGTTTGGTCTCCGCCGTTATCCACGTATTCATCGTATAGATCGTAGACATCCTCAAAGGAATACCCATGTTCATACTGCTGCAAAGCTCCGTGAACTAACAACAACATAACTTTTAAAGGTGGCAAAGTGAACTCTTCGCCAGCTTCAGGCATGAAAATCTTCAGCAAGTTCATACCGATTTTTTCTTCCACAGTTGCAGCCTGATGAGATGTCAAACGTAGTTTCAACTCTTTTTCGTCAGTAACTTTCCAAGTTGTGTATTTTAATGCCATTTAATTAACCTCCAAGACCGTCTGTAAATTCCAATTCTGACTGCAACGCAATTTTAAGGGTGAACTCGATAACGGCATTGACACCGCCACCGCCAAGTTTAACAGATACTTGACCTTCAAAATGAACTTTAGTACCGTCTGGGTAAGTTTGTTCAAAGAAGAGTTTTTTCTTATTGTCTGCCGCTTTACGTAATACACGATAAGGTGCAGTTTCGCTATCGTTCTTGTAAGAGAATTTGTATTCTAATTCCCCTGCGTCACCGATACCAAACTCATACTTCTTAACTTTATCTTCAAGAGTAGTGTTCTCTACTTTTTCAGGTTCAATACCAAACTCTGGCACTTCTTTCAACCCAACAAGTTTAGTATAAGTTCCTTTAGCTTCTCCATAAGAGAGCGTAATTCCATTTGCTAACATGTTTAATTCTCCATTCTAAATTGAAAAACAAGCTCTGAGTGTAAGTCAACAACCCCTTCAAAACGCATGACCTTATGTCTCAAATGAGACGGGTCTGGTACGTCTTGACAGTCGGTTCTTCTCAAACCTAAAGACTCAAAAATCTGATTGATTTTAACAGCTAACTCACTAGTGCTGGTATCATCAAATATATCTACCTTGTAGCGGATAGATGATTTTTGTTCCTGGTCATCAAACCATTCACCCGGCTTGTTTTGTTCTTCTAAAAAAATAACGACTGGGAAAGTCTCCCAATCGCTAGGATACGTATCAGTCACATTATCTGCGACCTTTTGCAATTCTTTGTAAATAACAGGCTTTATATTGATCATTATAATTGTTCTCTTATCTTTCTACGGACATAATTCGAAATATTCTTAGACACACGCTCTTGATTGTCTCTCAAAGCTGGATAAAGATAAGGCTGGGCAGGTTGACCATACATCTTGTAGAACTCCCCAATTTTTTGAAAATGGTAAGGTCCTACATCGATTTGGTCTTCATGCACATACCAAGGACTAGACCTGTAAGACACGCTAACCTCTGGGGAGATACCCGAATGGCTAGCTTGTCCTTTTGGTCCTGTTCCAAACTCAACATAAGGAGCGTAGTGCAGATTGGTGTAAACCTCTGCTATAGCCTTATCTCCGTCCATTTTGACCCTAGTTTTGATACTGTTTCTAAGTTCTCCATTGTTACCTGGTGCAAGTCTTTTAGCATCAGCTTGGACAATGGTTTTGGCTGCATGATGAACCGCTTTTGAAACAATATCTCGTTGCGCAACATCTGACAACTTTCTGAACTTAGCTATAAGTCTATCTGCCCCTAGTAGCTCTGACACGCTCTAACTCCAAGACTTGATGATGTGTGTAGACCTTTTTAGAGATAACCCTATGAGTCACTTCCGTCGGGCTATCAATACACACACCATCTTTCACTTTGATAGTAGCTGACTTGTTGGCATTTGCGTTCAAAATATCATTGACACGCTCGCCATACAATTCAGATTGTAACTTGCTACTAGCTGGCCACAATTCAAGACGGACTGTCTCAGCTTCCTTGGCATATCCTTCTTTTGCGACACCTTCCTCTGTAACAGTCTTTTCAAACCGTCGCATTGGATAAGGTTTCAGTCTACTCTGCTTCAAAAACATGGCCTGCCACCCTTGCTAGTCTGTGCATGCGTATACGCTGTAGAAGACCCGTAGACAGGCCGTTTTCTCCGTACACTACTGCTATACCACCTTCAGTTCTAGAGTGCTCTCCTTCCGCTCCTGAGCGGTTGTGGAGCTCGATAGCAACCTCAGGTATTAAGAGACTTAAAGAAGGTGTCAAAGATGTGCGATTAGTCTCTGACAAGATAAGATTTGTAGCCCTCATTTGGAGCAACATGAGAAGCTGAGTATCTTCTTCGCCTGTTAATTTCTTCAGCAACTCTATAGACATATCAATCCTCTTCTAAAAACTCATGTTCAGGGAGGATTTCCTCAAGAACATCTGAGATAGCGACACCATTGCTGGCAAAATTGTTAGCCAGCTCAGCATAGCGCTCCTCAGTAATCTCAAGTTCCTCTCCTGTCAGTCGTTTCACATTTGATTTCCAATCATAGAAATCTTGTTTGATTTTAAATTTCATAACTAAGACCTATTTCTTACCAGTTTTTTCCTTCCAGTTAGCTGAGTCAGAGCCGGGTGCATTGGTTGAGCTAGTGATGTCTTTGATAGCAACATAGACTTTATCTTCATGCGTTACTGTATCACCTTCTTTATAGGCTGTTCCAGTCTTCCATTTTTTAGCACGATTCACTGTCTTGCCTTGGGCTGATTCCTTAGCAGCTGGCTTAGTATCTGCAATTGTGATGATGTACTTTTGGAAATGTTCAAGGACATACGCTCCGGTGTAGAGCAATTGTTCTACCAATTCACCAAAACGACCAGGTACGTTATCATTGTACTTGGTATTGTCAATTTGGATTGGTGATGTAACGACACCAGGGGCGGCAGCAAGGGCATTTACATTTGGCAAGAACTTAGAAGGTACTTTGTAAACTGTGTAGTCATCCAATTCACCAACATATCCTTTTCCAAGGACTTTCTTATCTGCGTCACCATGTGGCAAACGAACGATTTCAGACTTGATCGCTTTGTAGAATTTTGGTGTTACAAAAAGCAAACGCTCTTTTGTAATTCCGAGTTCATCTAGTTTTTCAGAAACATCAAGGATTGCGTTGTATGCGTTGTTCGCTCCTGCTTCTTTGCCCATAACCACGTTGTCACTTACGTTTCCGAGTGCTGCATCGAAACGAAGTTTGTCAAGATATGGAGCGACTACTTCGGCAGTCTGACGAGCAAGCACGTAATCAATGTTTACTTGACCGTTTGAGTCTCGTTCGTCCAACTGGTCAACGAAACGACCCCAGTATTTTTCTTCTTCGAGAGTGTAGACTTTTTCTTCAGTTTCAACGTAATCAAATTCGTTGTCTTTGTTACGTTTGTATTCTTTCAACTCTGTTGTGTTACCAGTTGCTACTGTAAAAGAGCGACCGCTTAGAGTGACTGCTTCACTTGGTGTCAAGAGCGGTGTTGCGTATGAATTAACTGCAAGAACATCCTCAATAATTCCAAGGTGTTTCTTGCGTGATTCTGCTGTGTTTAATGCTTCAAATGCCATTTATTTTTCCTCTTTTCTTTTATTACAAGAAGTCTTTACGCCATTTTTCTGTGACTTCTTGCTGGACTGTTTGTGCATTTTTGATAGGCGCACTACCTTTCATACGCTCAGAAACTCCCTTCTGAACTGACTCTTCCCATGCTTTTTGGATAGAGGTAATAGATTCAGATACCGTCTCTGCGCTTGTCAAATCAACTACATTCACTAACTCAACAGGTAAGTCACGTTCACTTAACATTGCTTTAGCTTCTGCGGTCAATTCCTTGCGAGCAATAGCCTTTTCACGGTCAGCTAGTTCTTGCTCACGCTGATCCAACTGATATTTCTGTTTCTCATCAGCGTTCATCTTGGCGAGTTTCTTAGCTTCGTTTTCCTTGGCTTCTTGCTCTGATTTCCACTTAGCAAATTTCTTATCGATGATAGCATCGACATCTGCGTCCGTGTACTTCTTCTCGTCTTGCGGTTGTGGTGCAGGTTCTGCAGATACCTTTTGTTCTTCAACCGTTTCGACTGTTTGTGTTTCTTCGTTCATTGCGAACCTCCTATTTTTAAAGTCGTCCCCGACTGTAATTTCCATAGCTTTTAGTGTCTTCAATGCTTGGACAATATTAAAACCGTACGGGATTCCATACGGTTAGAGCATAATAAAACCGCCTCGATTTCGATGCGGTTAGGTTATTTTTTAATTTCTTTAATCACTGTTTTTACAAGTGCTATGATAAACAGCACCAAAAACAAAAATACCAACCACCCGAAAGCGATTGATACCCAATCCCAGATGAACATGTTTTACTCCTTTCTGAGCACGAAAAAAGCACTTAGATTTCTCTAGGTGCTTAATTGTTATAAATTAGCAATAGTATCCTGGATACTTTTCCATAATTCTTCATCGCTTACCCCTGTGTATTTTTTTTCTATTTCCTCAACAGGAGGAATAGTAATCTCATCAGGTTGAGAAAGCCAAAACTTTTCTTCTTCCTTGGTCAAAGTATAAGACATAACTAATCAATCCTTTCAAAAGTAAAGTCGTACTTTTCAGCGAACAATACCAGTGTTTTTTCCTGTGCTTTTACTTCAGTATAACCTAATTTAATCATTTTTTCAATCAAATTCTCATATTCTTGATTAGCTTTTTTATGTATCCGTTTATTCGGTTTTGAATACCAATAAACACTCCCATCGTGACCTATCGTCAACCCATATTTCACGGTGTTATTTTTACTCCGTTGTTGCAACGATGCAAAGTCGCTAAGCGATGGTGGATACCCTGACGGATGATTGTGAATTGAAACAAGGCTTTGTTCAGAGCTTTCTTTAAAAGCTTTTCTCACTTGGTCGTTATAAACTACACCTTTTATTTTTCTAGCTTTATTGCTTAAAGCAACAACTCTTCCTGTCTCTGCATCAAGCAAATAGTAGTCTTCATACTGTGTTCCGTTTCTATGTTGTAACATTTGTCTTGAAACTCTGGCAATAGGTTCAGATATATGTGAAGTCTTTGAATGATTTTTTAGTTTATCAACAAATTCATCGCTTCGGACATAATCAAGATTCGCTCCAAATTGCCTACCACTTAACTCTCGTTCTCGTGGCTCCACAACATACTTACTATACCACTCTTTATAAGTCATATCAGCAGGTACTAGCTCGGTCTTACCTGTTTCTGGATTCCTTGCTCTGCGCTTCAACTTGCTGTAGTCTGCGTCCTCATCGTATCCGACAGTAGTAGACCTGCACCACGGGTGCATAGGCGGAAAATTGACACCAGGGACAGCCTTATCCCTATCATAAATCTTATTATCGTGCTCTTGGCAGATATGTGATGTACGCTTGTCTAAGACGGCCACAAAGATATACTTTTCTATGTCTGCTTCTTCATAGCTGAGTAGTTCCATCTGGTTGTGAAAAAAGGCTGATTCTGTCCGAACCAAACGCCTTGCATCATTCTGACCTACATTGAACCGCTCAGCGATTGCTTGTGCAGTTTCTCGTGTATCTCTGCCTGTCATGAGGCTCATGAGTAGTTCATCTTTTATGCTAGAAGCAAGCTTTCCCGTATTCTTCCAGATATCTGTTGAGTACGTACTTCCATCTCCTACCCAGCTGAAATTCTGTAGATGTTTAATCTCGCTTTCAGGAAGCCCAGAAAAGCCATACGCTAGTCCTGTCTGTTGTTGCAGGTCAAAGGTAGCCTTGTAGTAACTATCCTTCATCAGGTCGCTATAAAAAGCGTCTGAGCCTGTCTTCTCCGAATGATAGATAGATTCACGCATACGGTCTAAATCGTCGCTCAAACGCTCTAAGCGCTTCATACGGAAAGAATAAGCTGGGCTATCTAAGTCAGCCAGTAGTCTTTGGATATTCGGGTCATTCGGTCTCGCTTCAAGCACCTTACGAAGTTCATTCAGGTCCTTCTTATCTTTCATATTCTTCAAGACTTGTCTAGCATCTACCTGACTTAAGCCATAATCCCGTTGGAACTTATCAAAAATCTTATTGATTTCCTTATCCAAGTATGTCTTAGCTTCCTGATAGACCTTATCGAACTTGTCTGCCTGCTTTTCGGCCTTGTCCATCTGCTGGTAAATCAGATTGGCTTTCCTCTTCGCCCAATACTCCTGATTCTTCATCCTCTACCTCATCTTCGGGTTTCGTGTTGTCTTGGTTAAACATTGGCATATCTTCCATGTTCTTCTTTTTTTCTTCTTCCAAGGCTTCCAGTTCAGCGTCAGGGTCTTCTACAAACGGCAAGAGAGAAATAAGTTGTCTATTGGTCACTTTGCCTTCCAAATTGTTCACAATCTGAGAGATTTCCAGTAAGTTCTTAGGCAAACCACGGCTGAACTGCGGAACGATTGAATGAGATTCTAAAGCAATCTGTTTCATACCCAAGTAATGAGCAAAAATCGCAATACGTTGTCTTAAACCTCGCTTGTAGTTCGCTTCCTTGGTTTTGGTAATCATCTCAAGGCCCATTAGCTTGAATTCCATGGCTACACCCGATGTATTCCCTGCAAAGTTCTCATCAGTCAAGTTAGGCACATGGCTAAACGTGTAGATATCCTCTTTCAGAGCCGTACGCAAGATTTCAGTAGCACTTTCGTCCAGCGTATTCTTCAAGAACTCAGCTCTTGCACTATCGCCCGGCAATTCCAAAAGACCTTCTTCAGAAAGAATCTTCATCGCTGCCTTGGCATCTTCTGGTGTGTCTGCTAACTGCGTACCATACAATACAAGGATAGATTCTACTGCCTGCTCCTTATCGTTGACACGGTTACCCATCAAGGAATTATAAGCGTCAATCAAGCTCATCTGTTGCTCGTAGTCGCCAATCGCAAAGTGATTGTTGCGATACTCAATGATTGGGATTTGCCCTAGGTTGTGGGGTTCTATTTGCTCATTCTGAGTTGTTCCTGAATCTGTACTTCTCAGCACCATGTGATAGTGCAGATTTTCTGTAAAGACCTCAGCCTGATACTTAGTAGTGTCTTTCGTATCATCTTTAACTTGATAGTAGTAGACCGCAAACAAAGGCTTCCGCTCAATGCTATCATCATAGACCATGAAGGTATTTTCTGGATCAATACTAGTTGAGTCCAACTCAGTCAATCCCTCTTTGGCATAGATGTACTCATAAGCACGACCGTAGATAGCCATGTTCAAAGCATTCTGCGCATCTACTTGGTCAATCTCAGCGCCATCAAATGCTGTAAGTAGTTCATCGATATCACCGTCGGCGGTATTGTTATATTTGATAGGATTGCCCATAAAATAGCCCGTAGCCGTGTCTGCGATATCCTTGGCATGATTGGCTACTGTCTTGTAATTGGGTGCGTTCTCGTTGCGTCTCGTGTGTTTTAAGATAGCATGCTCACCCAAGTAGTAGCTTTTAAGCTTCTTCAAATGTGAACATTCAGCGCTATGTTTCGTTATCAATTTGTAAATCAGGTCTTTCTTCAAAGAACCCTCATCATATTCATCCCGTGGATAAGTTAAATATTGGTACATGTCTTTCCTCTCTATAGACCATAATCAGAACGTCTGCGGACGGTTGCTTTTGGTTGTGAATGTTGCGAGTAAATCGCATAGCGCACCGCATCCAGCACGTCGTCATTCTCTTTCACTGGCTCGCCTGTCTTTTCATTCCAGATATACTGATAGACCTCATCTTTGAACTTGCTGACTTTATCTGAAATAACAAAAAAGCGCCCTGCTTTCATCAACTTGGCGACTTCTTCAATTCCAGATAAAACTGCTTTATTAGCGTTGAATGTTCTCAATTGCTCTCTTTGAAATCTTGCAACGTGTTCAGGTCGTGCACTATCTGCCCAGAATGTAATGTTTCCGTACCGTTCCTTGATATTCTTAGCAAGGTCTACCCAAAAATCTATCTCTTTGTACTGATGAGCGTATTCCTCTAACAGATAAACCGAACCGTCAGATGTTTCTCCAATAACAACAATAGATCCAAAGTGCTCATATCCCCAGTCCACGCCTGCGTATATCTTCGTAATTTCATCAGGTATTTCTTTAATATACATACTTTCTTCAAAATCACGATACACTGCACCTTCACCAATTACCCAACGTCCATATATACCACGCTCTGTAAACATACCGCTTGGAGTTGTAGCAATTAAATTATTTATGTATCTCTGATTTAAAAAAGTATTATCAAAAATAGTGAAATGATTTGAAATTATCTTACTGCCGTCTGCTTTATCGATGTAATTCACTTTCAACCAATGTTTCGGGTGATCAGGGTTGGTGTCACATATAATTCTTGCTCCGAAACCAGAACAACGCTTTAATATTTCATCAAATACTTCTTTGTTAGCGAGTGTAGCTTCGTTGATATACGCTCCGAATGATGTCATACCACGGATAGCTTTCAAACCTGCGATTGAACCTGTAAATGTTGTGACAACATAAACACCAAAAAGAGAGAAATTCCCGTGCCTGTCAAATCTAAAATCATGATTATAAGCATCTGAAATTTCTCTCAATATATTTGTTTGAAGAGTGCCCGAAGAAACCGCACCTAAAATATACATCGGATTTTTAACTCCGACCTTCTCAGCGTTTTTCTTGACTCGTTTTAATTCCATCAAAAATAAGTCATTATCTAGTTTTGTTTTACCAGCACGAACCGCTCCGTGATTAATCATCATGTACCAATCAGATGAAATAGATCTCTTCAAAATATCGACTTGTTTAGTTGTATATAGTTGTTCAAGAGTCATTTCCCAAAGCGTCCTCCAGTTTATCAAAGTAATCAGACATTACATCTTCAGATTTCGCTCCACCTTCAAGCGTGATTTTGCGTTTTTCATTCTCAAGTTCAAGTGCTTTGATACGTTCTTTTTGCTCTCTCTTGTCAAGTGAGTCTTTCGCATCTGTTGTGGTTAGCTTGCTGATTTGCTCAAACGCTCGGACGTTGCCTTTCATAGCCTTCTGCATCATGACCATAGCCAGGGCCATTTCATTGGTCGAGTCGAAGCCTAGCTCTTCGAGTTGCTTCTTCACGTTTGGACTTGCAACTTCAGCTTGCAGGATTGTCTCGAAAGCCTTTTTTAGGTTTGCTTTTTTTCTTCGAGCCTTGCCTGAAGCGACTCCGCCTTTTTTTCCATATTTTCGAGCTTCGTCCGAGGTTGGGACTTTTAAATTATCTGCACCAGCCATCGCCTCACTTCCTTACTTTTTTAAAAATTTCAGCTCACTTTTTCAGCAGTAAGCCCTGTTTCTTCTTCCCAACGTCTAATCGTTCGTGCAACATAGAGTGGGTCAAGTTCCATACCGTAGTAGATACGTTCTGCCTTCTCGCATACCATAAGAGTAGAACCGCCACCGTTAAAGCTATCTAGAACTCTGTCGCCTTTCTTGCTGGAGTTTAAAACACACCTAGCAATCAACTTCAAAGGTTTCATGGTCGGGTGGATATCATTCCTAACTGGTTTATCTTCATAGAAGATAGTGGTCGGAGTTGTTTCTTGCATTGTTTTAATGTAAGAGATTAGCTCGCTTTTTGTCATTTCTTTTAGGTTTTCTTCGTCCTCTTCAATGACTGTGGCAAGTGAACGATTGTCTACAAAATAGTGACTCGCTCCATCTTTCCACCCATACAAGCAAGGTTCATGCTTCCATTGGTAGTCTTGACGACCTAACACAATCGCATTTTTTACCCAGATAATAGATTGTTTTAGTAACCATCCCGTCTCTTTGACTGCAGCTCTAAAATTCAAACCTTCTGAATCTGCGTGCCAGATATAGAACGCCCCCCCTGGTTTCAAGTGGTTGTTTGCGACTGCGAAAGCATCCCTCAGGAATTGCCTGAAACTGATGTCGTCCATGCTGTCATTCATGATTGTCATAGCTTCCTCGGTTCCGCCTTGGTAGGCTACGTTATATGGTGGGTCGGTTACGTAGAGGTCAATCGTTTCTCCGTCGATTAGTCGAGCCATGTCCTCGGCTGATGTACTATCCCCACACATTAACCGATGTCGTCCTAATTGGAAGATGTCCCCATGTTCGATACCTGTCTCTTCCTCTTGCGAAAATTCCTTGGCATCTTCTGGGTCCTCAGACTCTTCAAAGTCGTCCAAAGAATAGTCGACATCATCAAATCCAAACATGGTCATATCTAACCCTTCGACACTTTCAAGCTCTGCGTAGAGTAGTTCTGTGTCCCACTCGGCAATCTCGCCTACTTTGTTATCGGCAAGCCTGAACGCTTTTATTTGCTCTTCTGAAAGGTCGTCTGCAATAATGACTGGTACTGTTTCAAGGCCTAGAGATTTTGCAGCCTTGTATCTTGTATGACCGTTTATAATCTCGCCTTCTTTAGTAGATACAATCGGAACCTTGAATCCAAACTCTTTGATTGAGTTAGCAACTGGCTCTACTGCCTTATCGTTATTCCTCGGATTATTTTCATAAGGACGTAGCCATTGTAATGGTTTATTGATTATTTTCATATTTCACCTTCTGAAACAACCAAAAAACACATATCTAAAAGATACGTGTTTTTCGGGTTATATAGTCTTAGACTTTGCTTTCACAGCTAATTCTGCGAAACGGGACAACAGGGCTCGAACCTGCAACCAATAGATTAAAACTCTACCGCTCTACCACTTGAGCTATATCCCTCAAAATGCAAGGCGACTACTACCTTGCGTGTTAATTAGTAATCAATTTGAAAGTTTTCCTTTTTTTATTTTTTTGTAGTCTTTACAACCTCTGAGGGAATCAAACCCTCTAGCT